CAACCGTAATAGAGGGTGGGGTTTTCAACGAGCAGAATTAACATATGATTCAGATTTAGATATGTTGATTCTACCGTGCTCCTGGTTTGATGGAAGTTGGGTACAAAATCCATATAGGATTGGAACGTCTAATTTTTTGGAAAAAACAAATAAACAATATAATTTTGATAATTTTTTCAAAGGCACTTTTTGTTATCACTGGCATAACCAATGGGATAAAGAAATCGAAGAAAATAGTATAATTGATCAATTAGGTCTGTTAATACTATCAGATATAAACCAATTTTGTATTCAAAGGTTTTAATATAACACTGGACAAGGGCCATATCGTTTGAAATACGGAGATTCTGGAGATTGTATATTTTGAGTGCAAAATGAATTTACATAAGGACTGCTAGTTACTTCTGGAACTGCATTGCATAGTGGGTACAATACATAAGCAGGGTTCATAGATGCAAATTTTTGGGATTGAAGGCCTTGCATTTTTCTATATTTATCTGAATCTCCTATATATCCTGTGTTATAAAATTTTGATACCGTCAAATAATTACTCATTTATAGTATAAAAATAAAAGAAAAAAGAATTAATATGCATCACGGCGAGGTTTTCGACGACTATTCACCAGACAATACAATATTTTACTTAGCAATATCTAGATTTTATGATAATCCGAAAATGGCTCTTCTTAAAAAAGAAGGCGGTTTTGCAATGTATGTATGTAAATTAAGATGCTTGTTAAATGAAAATCGTTATTTATTTGCAATTACAAGTGATTCGGATACTAAAAAAATAGGTGATATTGTTGATATTGAAAATTTAGAATGGGAGGCATTACATATTAAACAAGTTTCAGAACTAATACAAGTACCTTTAAAAGACCATGAATACTCGCCAAAACGTATTCCATATTTAGACCATCAAATAGAAAAAATTAATTCCACTGACGACGAGTCGTTCTATAAATGTGCATACCATAAACTATTGAAAATTAAGCTAATTCACGAAGAAGATAATCCAAAAGAACAATATCAAAATAAAGGTAATTTGTTAGAAGCTTTAGAAACTTATATGACTGTTTTAAGTTTTGATGTTTAAATACTTTCACAGTGTATTATTATTTCGTCATGATCAAGGTTAGAATCTTTGATTACATTGAATATACTATCACGGCTAATGCTAACAGAACTTTCAAATTCTGATTCATATAATTTTTCTTCATTATCAAAAAAATCAAGGTTATTTTCTCGAAAATAATTAATCATTTTTTTCGAGAAAATCCCGAGAATTCTTTGTTTTGCTGAAAATCCTAACATTATTTCATCATTATTTGCAAATATTTTTCTGATAATCAAGTTATCTGGTACTTTAAAAATATTTTCTGAATTTTTGTCATTTGTAATTAAATTTGATTTTTCTATATTATTTGGAATTTGCAAATTATATTGATGCATTCTATTTTTATTATATAATTATATAATAAAAATGTTAGATTTAACCCAGTCCCAAATTATTCTTATATCAGTTGGAGTAACATTATTACTACTCACAATTATATGTATAATTTTTATATTTAGTAGTTTAAATTCTCGATTTCCGCGTTTTAAAAACGGGTTAAGTTCCTGTGGTAAGAAATCCACATGCCCTATTAAATATGACATTACTAAAAATGCACAACCGCAATCAGCTTCTTACTGTAAAAATATGGTAAATTGCAATATTAAAGATAATGACGAATTTATTTATGACTCTTATGATTTCGACATTATAAAATCGCAACAACAAACTAATTTATCAAATATTGGTTGTTTTACAGTGAACGATATTAAAATATGCTGTAAAGGATTTTTACCTGTTTGTGCGTCTTTGCAATATTTGTTAAATATTAATGATTATAATGTTTATTCTGGACAAAGTATACTTTTCTCAGATACATTATGTAAATTTTTACCATCTTGTTTCGCAAACAATAACAGTTCCCCCTATTTATTATTTCCAGTTCCAGATTTTGGAACAAGTTTATTTTCTAAAACAAGCGAAGCCAAATATAATGTTGATGTAGTCGCAAATGATCTTATTACTCCTACAAATTTAGGTTTTAGTACGCTTGGAGCCACGGTTTTATCTGATAAACAAGGTGTCATGGTTGCTTTGCAATTACCACCTTTTAAATATATTAGTTATTTTAGTCTCACTCCGTATATTTTCAGCACATCAAGAATGGGGTCTAATTTTAGTAACGGTGTTTTATTTACTTCAATAACAGATCCAATAAATTTATTTGATATACAAAATATATTAACAGATGCTCAAAAAGCTAAATGGGAAAGTAGCGGTATAACAATATTAGTAATAAGTACCCATAACAAAAATCTTGCTGAAGATTTTTGTAATAATATTAAAAGCCCCAATTTTGAAGTATCAAATGAATTTATAAACCAGATAGAAAAAGAGTATAATATTTCAGGAGAAGAGTTGGAAAATACTCCAATAATTTGCGTTCCAATACCAGCCGGATCAACTTTCGGAAATACAAAAGATCCGTTAGGAAGACAAATGCTCAAAAAATATAAAACAAACGAATATATAACGTCATCTTCTCCAATTTTTGATTATGAAAAAGATACATTTTTATTGTTGGGACGGGTAGTACCGTCAGATGAATATTCAGAGGAATTTGATAGTTGGAAAAATGAGGTTGCTTCGCAGTCTAAAACTGTAGTTTTGGGTATTGAGAAAAACTTACCTTATAATCCATTTAAATTAAGCGATCAAAATGGATATTTTACCAAAAATGACAAAAATGTTTGGAAATGGACAACATATAGTGAAAATAATATTGGAAATTGGATCGGTTCTAATTTTAAGAAACAAATAAATTTTACAACTGGGGTAAATCAAGATGATTTAATTGTGTATAAAAATAAAATTATAAACCAATTAAAAGCTACTGGTGATTTTTCTCAATTTTATACTATAAACACAGTTCAATTACCATCTCCGTTCTACCAATACAATGAATATATTGAAAAAGTTACAAACAATGGACCGATGTCTGAAATGTTATGGTCTCAATTAGGTATTGATATGATACAATTTAATGTTGCAACTTTTGGAGATTGTAGAGACACAATATATCCGGCATCAGACGCATTTTGTTTAGGTATGAATGATTTAGCCTTGGTATTATCTCAAAATTATATGGATTATAATAATTCAGAAAAAGATTCAAATATTTTATATAATACCTTGAACTTATACGATACACAAACTGTCACTTCTTTTGGGTCCTTAAAAGGTGATGGTTTAAATCAAAATTATTCAGTTGGGTTTTCAAGATCAGATTTAACAAGACTAGAATCGCTTACATCAATTAATTCGGTTGAATTTATACCAACAGGACCCCATAATATATTAGCAGCGTCCCAAGATACAAGTTTTATAAGTATGAACAGGGTTTATTTAAATGTACCAACTAAAACCGCTGATGGATTTATTTTCGCAACTTCCCCATCTCCGCTTGATTTAGTTGAATTTATGACTGTAATATGTAAATCATGCAAAGATTTAAACGAAGACTTTGCAGATACAGGACCCTCCGGAACTGAAAACTTAATCCAAGATACTAATGACAAAATTGAAAGAAATGATCTTTTGCAAGCCGCTGTTTGCAATAAATTGCGAAATCCTAAAAATACAGACCAAACATCTGTATTAATCGTCTTTCTAATTTCTATTTCAATAATTATTATGTTAATACCTACAATGATTTACATTGGATATATAAATAGTTGGGGTAGATCAGGTGATAATTATATAGATTTACGGTGTAAAATATATTTTATTGTCGGTGGGGCTGTAATACTTACATGTTTATTTTTATTTGCTAAAGCATTATCTATATGGAAAAATAGATTAAAGGATATTCCAGCGTCGACTTATAGCGTTGTTATAGAACAAAATTAAATTGATAAATCAAGCCAAAGTACATCTCATGTCTAAATGACTAATACAACTAATTTTATAATACACGGACTTGACGATAGTGAGTATTTTATAGTTTGTTCATTTTTTTTAGGTTTATGCTTATTTTGTATTATTTTAGTTGATAAAACAGAACAAGATAGCTTACAAAATCAAGAAATACAAATTCTCTAAATTTTTAATTATTTTTAGTACAATTATATGGACAAATTCAACCAGAGTATTAATAACATCACAGGTTGGGGAAATTCTAATACACTAGAATTTTACGGAGGCTGTTGTTGCAACGGTGGATGGAATGGTTATCAAGGAAGAATAGGTAACGCCTATTGCGGTGATAATGCCATGTCTAATGGTTATGGGGTGATAAGAAAAAAGATAAAGGAAAGTTATTAAAGCGTACTATGATCGGATTGTAGTTGCGGTGTGATGTGACAAAAGTAATAATTGTATATATACAATTATATATTTATTCTCAAGTATTTGATAAATTCCATTCCTAGATCTTACAAAGTTAATATCAATCTTAACTTTGTAAAATAATAATTAAATAATTTGAGGACATTTTGATATATTTCTACATTCTTTTTCAACCATACATCTTACTCTAGGGCATGCACACATATTGTATTTTGCACATTTACTTTTCTTAGGCCTTCTTCTACTTTTCTTAGGCCTTCTTCCACTTTTCTTAGGTCTGCTTTTGCTTTTCTTAGGCCTTCTTTTACCTTTACTAAGCTTCTTTTTTGCTGTACTTGCTATTTTTTCGCGGTTCCATTGACGAGATCTTGAATAAGCTGCATGCAAACCTTTTTTATTGACTTTACAACTGCCTTTTGCACAAATTGGATATTTTTTATTTTTTGGATCTAAAAAACATTTGGAACCACATTTTTTCAACATATCATTTCGGTCCTTACCTTTTTTGGGTGCCATCTTACTCCATCCATTAGATGGACTTTTGCGTCTTTGTTTGGAAGTCATAATTTAGTTTATACAATATATAATATATTATTATAGTAAATAATGGACAATAATCCCGAAGTTATTGCTAGAATTAAATTCATAGGCAGATTGCAAAAAGGCGAGAAAATTAATACACGACGTTATGTTGTGCAATCCGACGGATTAATCACACGTTTTGTTAGGACTTTTTGGGAACAAGATAATAGATCTAACACATTGTCTTTTTTACAAGAAACTATTAGATCCGCGTTTAGATTACTTGAGCAATTTGACAGATCTAATACTAATGAAAATTTAAGTTTAAAAAATTTATTATTACAAGATTTTAAATCTGTAGTAACCGGATTGGTCAATGTAAAATTCACATATGTAAAAGATATTAAATTTTGCTGCGATGTTGATACTTTATTAGAATTAGTTGTTACTAAATTAGGAGATAATTATATAGATTCTGATTACAATTTTGAACCCGATTAAATTGAATTTGAACACGGAAAATCTACTAAAACAGATTAGTTATGATAATGATATATCGCAGACCTAAAAATTGGTCAGAATTTATTAATTTACGTAATCACAAATGTAAAATTCTGGCTCTAAATAAAGAGTTTAAGGAAACTATTTATCATCCTGATAATATTGAATTTTTTTTAATAAACAGTAATATAATTACAACTTACAAATATTTTAAAAATGAAAATAATATATAAAAGTTAATATTCTTTTGTAAAATGAATATTACAAAAGAATATTACTACAATATACACACCTTAATCGATATACCATTTATGTTTTTAACATTTGTATTTTGGATAGGTCTTTGTGCTCTGAATGCAAGAAAACCCCTAAAAAATCAATCAACGGGTGACAAATTATATAGAATTAAACAAAAAAACTCATTTGTAAATGGTATTTGTGTTTAATTGTCAAAATTTATATCTTCCGGTCTATATTTATATTGGTTTATAAAATACGGGAATGCGGCTATTATTTTTCCGTGACCGTCAAATAAAGGTTCATTACCATCGTCATTTGAGACAATTGTAGCAATGTAATGATATGTATCAACCCCGTGTTGTACAAGCGGCGAACTAATACCGTTAAATTCGTCAAGATCTCCCAATCCTTCTAAATATGTTTTGTTGATGTCAAAAGAAGGTTTTAGTAGCTTAATATTTCCATTTTTGTCATAACCTACAGGCCCCGTTACAGGTACGCCGTCGAACATATATCCAATTATTGGACTAGGTGTATTATTATTTAGTAAATTTTGTAAATATTCTTTAATGTTTGAAACATATAGTCTGTTAATGGCAGAATTTCCAGCTACACAAAGAGGGTATTGGTGATAATGGTATTTATTTTGACCATCAGGATGACCACAACAGCTATCAAATTCCTCTGTTTCATTTGCATCGCTTTCTTCGGTGCGGTCTGCCCATTGATTGTACAAAGGAATACCATTTACAGCAACTCCAATTGCTCCCATTGGTAACTTATATTTTCTATTTTTAACCCAACCCGTTCCATCACCTGTTAGAAATTTTGGTATTAAAAATGTATAATCTTGTGCTTCGATTGAATTTGGGTTTCCTTCTTCCCCGTCAGTGGCAGCTTTTAATTCGTCATTCCATCTACCTCTAATCACTTGATCACCTATTTTAGGTGTATAATTTGGAACCCCGTTTGATTTCACTTCAATATAATCAATACCATCATCGCTAAAGTCATTTGCACTTACTTTGCAGTATAAATTAACCCCTTTATATCCTTTAACACTTTCGCCGCTATTTCCATCTAGTGATAGAAAGTTCTCCATTTTATTATTACTAAATAATAAAATACTGATTTAACTTGTTGCTATTAGATCTCTTAAATAAACTATTTATAATATATTCCACACAATTTCTGTTTTTTTCAATTATAATACTGTTTCGTTCAGGCTCATCTATTGCATTATCTTCTTGTAAAAGACCAAGATTTTCAACAACTTCTGATAAACTCAACAAATTATTAATATCATCTATAGTTCCTTTGCTCAGGAAATCTACAAATTCTTCACATGAAATATTTTTTGATTTGGTATTTATGCAATTATATAATCGTATCGCTTCTATAAAATCGCAATTTAAGCTTTCTCTCTTAACTCGTAATCAGACAAATTCGATCCGTGGTTTTCTCTCAACATATCAAATATTGTCGTGGATAGACATATAAAAGTTATTTGGGTACCGGGAATTAAATCTAAGTCTTTTAAAATAAGTTTAGGTCCCGGTCCATCAGCTATTTTTTTAAAGATAACTTTAAAAAAATAGTACTGTGTGTCAATTCTCATTTATTAGAGTTTAAATAATAAATAGTGTGATTTATTAATATTTAGTTCCTGAAATTAACTTCCAATTACTTTTAGCCAATAATATATATGAATAAATGTTTTACTTGGTATTATTATATTATAATATAATAATATAAGGCTTCGGCGAGGATCGAACCCGCGACCTCTCGGTTACAAGCCGAGTGCAACTACCAACTGTGCTACGAAGCCATTATTTATTATATATAAAACATTTTTTTTTAAATTAATAATTTTGCAATGCATATAGTACACAATAATGTGAAGGAGCCAGCATCGTATGCATAATCCAGGAACTATGAACACCAGCCAACTTTTTGTTATGTATAAAAAACAGAGTAATTAAGGAAACAATATATAAACACCATATTAATATGGACGTTTGAAACAAATTAAACGAAGTTTTAAAATACCCTAATCCAGCCAAGTAATCTATCGTATTTTTATTTTTAGGATATTTAACAGTGTCAGATATTATAATATTATAAATACATGCAAGATGATATTCTTTCTCAATGTTTGATATATTATAATTCCAACTATACGCTAATACTAAGTTACTAATATGAATAAAAATAACATCGCCCTTGTATAATCTATTTTGAATTAGTATGTTATTTCCAAAAGCTTTATATAAGTGTAACATAATAGAAAAAGGGCAAATCAGTAACGACGAATAACAAGCAATTTTGGTTCGGGTTTTAACATCTGGATTTGAAATAAAAATTAATGAAACAAGAGAAGGTGTAATTATTGTTATGGAGGCTAAAATCTCTGATATTTTTTTAATCATATTTTTTAATCATATTTTAAACTTATTTTTCAGTTTAAAAAAAAAATTACATACAGTAAATGAACAACTATAAATTAAACTTAAAAGAGTCTCCAGAAGACAACAGAGATTTTATAGTAATCAGCAAAAGTAATAAATATCCAAACACCTTAGATTTTAGGCCATATTTAGAGAACGTTAGAAATCAAGGCGAACAAGGTAGTTGTTTTGCTTTTGCAGTTTCTTCTATGAAAGAAATTCAAGAACACAAAGATTATAATTTTGAAGGTTATATGTCCCCTCAATTCTTTTACGATGTTCGTAGTAATTTATATGACGATGACAAAACTAATGATGAAGGTATGTTTGGGCGAGATGTTATGAAAATACTTTCAAAAATAGGTATTTGCAAAGAACATGAATATCCGTATGGTGTAGAAAATTCAAAACATAAAAATAAGATAGCTAAAACAATTTACGATTCTGCTAAAAAACATACATGTTCAAGTTATGGCAGAATATATAGTATTAACGAATTAAAAATTTCATTATACGAAAACGGTCCATGTTTAATTTGCATGCCTGTTTATAATTATGGCCCAAAAATGTGGAAAAAAGAACACGACACTCAAGAATTACTAGGTGGTCATGCAATGTGTATAGTGGGTTATACTAATAAAGATTTTATTATTAGAAATAGTTGGGGTGATAAATGGGAAGATGAAGGTTATTGCTACTACCCATTCAGTGAGTGGAATTCACATTGGGAAATATGGACGTCTATTGACAGTAAGACAAAAATTGAACACGAACAAACTTATAATGACTCACTTTTATATGATGATTGGGTTAAATTTGTACATAATATTGATAAAACTGTATACTATGCATCAATATTTGGATTATTATCTGGTATTTTTTGGATATTTTAGATTTTTATTTTTATAAAAATAAAAATTAAAACAACAAACGTTTGTTAAGAGCTATTTTACCTTTGTAAGAATAAGTATCTATCAAAGCAAGTAATGCAATTGACGAAACTCTTGCTACAAAAAAATATTTTACAAATTTCATACGTTCAATTAAATTTTTGTTTTGCACTGCTATTGTGGCAATATAAGTTAAAACACTTAGAGGCATAGTTTAGTTTTAATTTTAACAACTTAATATTAAATCAATTTAATTATCTATTAACATAAAATCAGCGGTCTCGTTACTAATTGTAATGATTGAATCGTCAATAAAAATATTTGTCAATTCTTTAGATGATAAAGGTCTTATAATGGAGTTTTTTGAAGATTCTTTTATTTCATAAGTTCCCGATGGATTTTTATCACTTGATTTGTGTGCTTTTGTTGTATATGTTATTTTATTACTTACATTGTTGTTAAACACTGTTGTATATTCAATTATATTTGAATAATTTGTGTATTTATTATTGTCCATTTTATAATAATAAAAATATTTTTTAAAACTGAAAATAAAGTTTATTTATTTACTAAATAAATAAAAATGAAATTTCTATCTTTCGTCGGAACTTGGTTACCTGTTTTTTCAATTAACAATTTAGAATACATTCGTGGAGAGCCTCAAAAAGTAAAAATATTCAATAAAAACTGGGTTGTATGGAGAGATAATCTTGAAAATGTATGGTCAATACAAGAAGATTCGTGCCCTCATAAATTTGCACCTTTATCGCAAGGCAGAGTCGAACAGAAAACTGGATGTTTGGAATGTCCATACCACGGTTGGCAATTTAACACAGGAGGAAAATGTTCAAAAATACCTCAAAATAAAGAAGTTTTAAACAAAAATATAGATATTACAACTATTATTACATATGTAACAGGTGATATATTATGGGGGTTTTTTCCAGAACATATTTCATCGTTACAAGATCCAATTGAAATATTACCGGATCATAAGTATGAATTTCTAAATAGAACAAAAGACGCGAAATATTTTATTAAAGAATTGCCATATTCGTGGGATATTCTTGTCGAGAATTTTATGGATCCTGCACATATTCCTTTTGCACATCACGGCCTGCAAGGAAAAAGAGAAGATGGAAAGCCTATGAATATTACTCTTAAAAACTCAAATTTAACGCATTGTGAAATATTTTTTGAGGACACTATGAATGGAAACCATCGTAAAGGAATTATTTCTTTTCAAATACCGTGTTATTTTAGTTATTCTACATTAAAAAATAATGAATATAAAACAAATATAAATGTTCTGACAGTCCCTGTTAAAGAGGGTGCATCTAGAGTTTTCATGATAAGTCCGTTTTCTAAAAGTAAGATCCCTGTTTGGTTGCAACACGCGGCAACAAATAGGTTTCTTAACACAGACATTTGGTTGCACGAAGCTGAAATTAATTACAGAAGTAAGGAGAAAGAATATTTATCACTGAGCTCATCCGACAAGGCAACTAATATATTTAGAAGATGGTGGTGTATTACTGGCCTAGATAAAACTTTACCACATACATTTAGTGCTGCAAGAAAAAATAGTTTAGTTAGAAAATCAAGAAATACACAAATAAATTCATGGAATACTCACAGTAAAAACTGCAAAGACTGTAAAGATGCAGTTAATTTTTTACAAAAAATTAAATTTTTGCCCTTATTTTTTTCTACTATGTATGTATTTACTTTAAAAAGATTTTTTGTCTATTGCATTTTATTTAGCGGATTTTTAAATATTTTTACAGACAAAGCTTTGTGTATAATTAAAGGAGAAACTTATGTAAAAACTCGTAGTGCGGCGGCTATGAAAGATTAATATGTTTATTTAAATTCATAATTGTTAAATTTAAATGATGATAAATTTGTTTGACTCGTTACCACATTATATACTAGAATTAATATATTCATACGATAGTACGTATTATAATATTTTTAAAGATAATTTTAGGTACATTAGATCAAATAATTGTATTAAACTTAAAAATAGCTCAAATATATATCCTTTTAGAATAATTAATAATTATTGTAATGAAAGTGGGTTATTAGTTAAAATAAATGCCAAAGATTTAGATAATCATATTTTAAATAAATTACATTTATATAAACCAGTGACGACATTTTATAAATTATCGTGGTGTCATATTCCATCAAGAACATGGATTATAAAATTACTTTCAAATAGTGTTGGCTATGCAGACGCGTTTTCAATAATTGAAGATTTTAAAGATGATGATGTATTTACAATGATTTTTACAGATAGTGTATATTATGATAGAATTATTAAAAAAGTTTTTATTTATGATAATGGCTTAATTTGTCCAGAATACTCTGATGATTGTATAACAGTTAAAGCAAATGTCTATTTTGAATCAACACTAGATAGTAGCATTTCAAAAATAATGAGATTAGAGTATATAAATACGGCTAAACATGAACTATTTGTTACTTAAATTTATCACAATACCCCCAATAACCACCTTTATATGGATAATATAGTTCGCAACAAGGTTGTATTGCATCTCTATTACCTATTCTTAAGCAACCTATGCTATTATTATCCTTACAAAAATCTATATTAGTTTTGGTTGTATTTACCAAATAACATTTAGTATAATTACTAAAAGGGAAATGCTTGTTCTGTGATTTTAAAACTATTAAATTATTAATATTAATTTTGTAGTTACTATTAGCAATAATAACTAATGGTGTAGTTACAGAGTCATATATTGTAATATTTGTTAGTAAAATATCGCCACTAGAATCAAAATCGGGCATGCATAAATTATTGATTTTATTTAAATCTGTGTAAAATAAGTAAGAAATTATGGAAGTAGCCTTTGTACTGATAAATGGCCAAGATAATGGACAATCATTATTAAATCCTTGATAGGCTGGTCCTATCCATATTGGAAATATTAATGATTTTTTAATTACAAAATTTTCAAAAGCCACATTTTTAGTGTTTGTTTTCACAAAAATACCTCTAATTGTGTTTGTCATAACAATATTTCTAAAAACAATATTAGAACCAACACCTACACTTCCGATTGACATACCTAATCCACTTGCTATAATATTTTCCACAAGCCAATTATTACCATTTTTAACGGCAATACAATCGTCCCCAACATGTATTTCACAATCATGTATATAAACATCATTACCGTTAATATCTATACCATCTGTATTGAAAGCCTTAATAACACTTAATAATTTATTTGTTATTTTTTTGTTATTAAAAAATTCTTTATAGAGTTTATTGTACTCATTTGAGTGTGCAATTATTTTTACATTATGTATATGTACATTATCAACTTTCAAATAAATAGTCCAGTAAGCAGGTTGATAAAATCCTATATTGTTCATTGTAAACATATAGTTATTTCCTTCTCTACCATTTAGTAATATTGGTTTTGTACTCATTGAGTCTCCTAAATATGCACCATTTATAAAACCATACCATTGATCTCCTCCCCCTACAACTTTACCTTTTTTATTTGTGGATGTAATTGTAAGATTATAATAATTTGAAATGTAAATCATTGATTTAACATTTGAGTTACTTGGTAATATAGAAAATCCAGGCCAATTTATTTTTTTTAATGCACAATTACTATTATTATAGTATTTGTAATTTGAAAAATCACAACCACCAAAATCTAATATTCCTTTAATATTAATTACTAAATTTTTAGTATTGTCTATAACTAATCCTGCTCTAAGTGGATATCTATCAAATTCATTTTCACCAATAATAATTTCTGAATTATCCGCTATATTGTCAAATATACTATTAAGTATTTGTGTGTTTTTGTGAGAACATTTAGAAACTAAATGTTCGTTGTAAAAATCTGGCGTATAATTAATTGGTATTTTATATAAACATTTTGATATGTCTCCTGTAATATTATAAGAACAATTTTTTACAGAAGTTATTGAAATTGCAAATAAAGACATAAATTTTAACATCCCGTTCATTTATTAAATTCAGTTTTTAACATTTTATATAACTTTTAATAAAATTATTTATTACATATAATAAAAATATTATGGTCTATAATAACGATCTTTATATGAGGTGTATAAACACCCTCAGTTGGATTATGTCTATAGTCGTCTTCGTAATGGTATTTGTTATATACGCTGAGTTAGTCAAGGATGACTCATCAGACAAAGACAAAGATAATCACTCAGGTCCGACGGGTCCCGCAGGTACCTATGAATCATGGTTCAAAAAAATTACAAACTAAATGTTTTAAAATATAATACAAATTATATTTTAAAATTCTTCTGGGATTATAGAATAGTCTGCATTTTTATTTAATTTATCGCTATAATCTGTATAACATGTGGTTATATTTGTATTTAATTCAAGTATATTATTGTTATTAACAACATATGACGAAATATTAAGCTTTTCTATTACATTTTTGGTAGGCAAAAATGTGAAATCAAAATTAGTTTCATTTTTAGCTTCACCATCGTAATAAAACATTGTTGAAATTATATCAATTTTTTCTCTAATATTTACTGTATCTATATTAATTTGAATACTTAAATTCATCATTGCAGTAATAGCATTAAAATGTTTAATAAAACTATTTAGCAAGTCTGTAGCAATTGCCATCGTTTTAACGCTTTTCAATTTGTTTTCAAGTATTTGTATATTTGTATTATTGTCAAATATGAAAACTCCAATACTTGTATTTTTGTGACCATTATGTTCAAAAGATACTGGTATTCCAATTACCAATTTCTCTACTTTTAAAGCTAATTTAATATTGTTGAATAAAGTAAATAATACTATATTACGATTATCTTTAATATTTGTATTACTCGTAATATTATATGTTCGACGAAGTGTTATATTTTTACTACTTTTGTGGCTATTATTATATTCTTTTTTCTTAAAATAAAAATACAGTAACTCAGGTAAATGATAAGATAAGTAAAAAATTCCTGTAAAAATATTATACGTATATAGAGCTTTATTTTTAAGACCATAACAAGTATCAAATAAATTTAAAAATATTCCAGGGTCAATATACTTATTATTAATTTCAACAGTGCATTTTTTCTTAATATTATCAATAACAAGTTTGTAAGAATCTTGTGGTATTCCGTTATTTTCCATATAATTAAAAATTCGCGTAGAAAACTCGCAAACACGAGTTGATAATTGTTTAAAATGTTCTTCTGTAGTTTTGCACAAGAATTTATTATCAATAAATGTTAAATATGAGTTAGTTTTACATTTTTTTTTTGTGAAAAATTTTTTAAAGTAATTTATCATTATTTTTATTGCATTTAATTTTTTAAACAAATTTATATTTCCCTGATAAGACCCCCAATACCGAAATACACTTAACAAGACCATCGTCAAAATTTAAAGCATGCTTGCCGTCTTCGCTTGGCAAATAACCCAACAGCGATTCATAATTACTTCCCAAATCAGGTAACAATTCTTTAATATTATTACAATCTTGGTGTGCGTCATTTATCAACCATACACTTTTTTTGAACTCTTTTACCCAATCGCTTGAATAGTCTAGTTCGCTTTCATTAGACAATTTTTCTATCTTTGTTGGACTATTGCCTATAACTGTTGTTTTGTAAAATACATTTGTTTTGATGAAGCTTTTTGTAGGCGATAGCATTTCAATAACAGTAAGTTGTATAGGTTGAGGGGGTGTGATTTTTTCAATGGGTTTTTTACACACTGGGCATTCTTTACAAGTTTTAATACAATTGCAACAGACTCTGTGATTACAACCAAGTATATTGAACTTGCATTTTTCAGAACATTTTGTACATGTTTTTTCGTTGTAATTAAGTAAAGCAAAATAGGAGTCGTCAGTTTTCAAAGTTAGTTTGTTTTTAATATTATAGTTTTTGGCCAAATAACAATTGAAGTTCCAACAAAGTATATCTTTATATACTTTGTTGCGAAGTGTCATAATATGTGATGCGTTAAAACGATAGCTTACCTTCTCATTTCTAAAAGGGTTAATCAATGTTATTGAACTGTACATTTTACCAGTGCATAAAACATACAAAAACGCTTGGGTTAGAGCATTGTCTTTCCATTCTATATCAATAGAAGCTTTGATTTCCCAAAGATTTATGTTTTGTTCTTCTTCGAAAACAGCATCAGCAATACCAGTCAGAAGTGGCATTTGCATATTTGATTGTATTGATAGTTTTTTATGCACTGGTTTGAACTGATTAACTTTTGGTTTCAAAGCGTCCCAATAATTTTCTAATCGTTTTAAGCTCTCAGGTGGAAATGAAATAAAAAGTTTATTATATACCGCAAGATGTAATTGTGAATATAGCAAAATACCGTAAAACTGACTAGTGTCATTTAGTATGTTTTTTCTGATAAATTCATTATATTTTTTATGAGCTTTGTCAAGTTTATGAAAAATATGAATATACATGGGGTGGCTCCTAAGCTCTTCAATCGAACCCATATATGGCCATTTTCCAGACCAGGTACTTGTGATAAGATTTTCTATAATCAATCCTACCAATGCACGCTCTTCTTCACATAACATAATAGGTCGTTTTGTTGTAATAGTGCCATCAAAGCATTTTGAAAACTCATAAGGTTTGATTTGTTCCTTGATTTCTGTACGAGTGTCATAAATCAAAATACTTTGTCTGATCAACTCTGTTACACAACGAGTCATATTTATGTAATCAGAAAATGTATAGTCTTTCAAACTTTTACCCGGTCTAATCCTTTTTTTGTTGGGACTTGGACAATCCGTAAAATAACTCAAGACTGATGTGAATTTGTCTTCGTAACTAGGTACATAAAAATCTACAGTTTTTTTGGCTCGAGTAATTGCAACTGTGATCAAATTTACAACTATATCGTTTGAAAAATTTGAAAATGCAAGCTCAAGTGGGAAAGTCATAAATACAATAACATGATCACGTTCAAGACCCTTAGAGGAATTTGCTGTGCTTAAAAACAATTTGTCATGTTCGATTTTTTTGTGATTTTTATTTACATCATAATCACCTATTAGTTCCATTCTCATTCGTGCCACATCACCTAATGAACCTTTAACAGTAATCGCAGAAGAAAATGTAAGTATCATAGTATTTGTTTCTCCGTAAGTATCAATTTTCTCGCGGGCGTTTGAATAAATTTCTTTATAAGAATTGATTCTATTCCAAGTTACTTTAGCTTGCGAAACAGTATTGTCTGATTTCCAGCAAGCAATTTCGTGACTGAACTCTGGGTAATAATCACTCAATGTATGCTGAAGAGAACTTAAAATATTAGACGGAACGCGAGGCGTAATATTCATATAAAATTTAGCCACATTGTCTTCTGTGTTATTCAATAGCGACCACAATAACGACTCCCGTGGTTCTTTTTGAATAGATTGGAAGACATCACCTGCAAATACGATTTTTGATTCTGGAAAAAAATACTTGAAGAAAAAGAAGCAGTTTTTTTCCAGATCTTGAACCTCGTCAATAAAGATTAATTTTGGTTGATTAGCTTCCGGAGTTGCAATATTATCAAGACATTGTTCGTAGCAAAATCGTCGTTTACCGTCAAAATTTGGCAAATCTAAATATTTGTAACCAAGTCGCTTACAAATATGATAAACGATTGAGTCAAATGTAGATACACGAACTTTACCACGAAAACCATAAGGCTTTAGTTTTTGTTTGATCTCATTTTTAATACATACATTAAAGCTAATGAACATAATTTCGCTAGGCAAATAACGATTTGATACGATAAATTTAATCATCATTCCAAACAACATTGTAGTTTTACCACAACCAAAAATACCGTTAATAACGTTATACTTCGAACCGGACTTAGGGTTTGTAATACTATTTATAATATAATTTTGATCTTGACGCCAAGGAAAATCTATGCATGTATGTTTAAACAAGTCAAATTTATTAGTGTGATTAGTTTTCTTTCCAAGGGTATATGATGACTCAATACTTTTGAAAAATTCTGAATATTTACTTACAGTAGGATTTTCTGTATAATATAATTTACCAAACAATGTATTCATATATTTTTATATTTGTAAATCTGTTAAAATCAATTTAATTTAAATTATATAATAAAATTAAGATGAATAGTAATATTAAGATGAATACTAATATTATAGTGTCGCTAGTTATGACTGGATTGTTCTTAATAACATTAGCATTAACACTACTACTACCGGACAAAAATAATATTAAAAATTATTACAAGGAAAAAAGATACATGATAGTTTTACCTGTATCATGCGGTCTATTTGGAATCGCAGCGATTGTATGTGGGGTATGGTGCGTGGCAGGTGGCGGTGGCAAATGGTGTGGTTCAAATTTAAATAGCTCTCCTTCAGGCGAGACTCCAAATCCACCATCAGGTGAGACTCCAAATCCACCATCAGGTGAGACTCCAAATCCACCATCAGGTGAGACTCCAAATCCACCATCAGGTGAGACTCCAAATCCACCATCAGGTGACGACCCAGAACCAGATGTTGGTCCGGTAGCACCAACTTCAAGTTTGGCACTAGGTGAAAAGTCTGCATGTATAGGCGGAATCGGAGGCAATGTCTGTTTTACGCCATACCAACATCAATTAGGCTCCTTTGCTCTTCAAGATGCTGTAGAAAAAGAAAAAGCAAATAATACAGAATGGGGTAAAACAATCAAAAAAATTGAAGATGCAGGTGGTAAAGTATTATTTGGCACTGGGTCGGCAGGTGTTGCAAATAATATTAACAAGGATGGAACTAACGGTGGTGCAGTTGGTTACAATAATGGCAACTGTTATCAAATTCGAATAAATAATGATAATATGGGAGATGATGAAAACGAGCCACCTTTTACAGATGTTATTATGCAAAGTATAAATACAGGTTTACCAAATGCTTTTGATATACAAATGCCTGCGGGCGGCGCAGGAGCGTTTCCAGATAAAGGATGGGGTACTTGCAGTTATATTTGGGGTACTAATATTTATGGAGGTGACGCAAATTCTCCAGGGTCAAACAGGACAGAAAGAACTCAAAATATACAAGATAGTTGGTTATGTTACGGAGGTGGCCAAGACGAACAATATTGGATTGGTAAAACCAAAGAACAGCTCAAGACCGAATGTGCACAATATTTTGACGGTATTGAAAATAATAGATTTGAAGATTCTGAAGATGCCAAAAATAGTTATATTGAATCTTGTACAGAATCTATTCTTGCGGGTGCTGCATGTCCATATCAAAGTAATAATCATTCAGGTTCTTCCTGGCAGCCTGTAGTTTGTCCAGACGCATTGATGGAAGTAACGGGTTTAAATGTTAAAAATTCAAGAACATTACCAGAAAAACCATGGAACTATGTTACAGGTAGCAGTAATCCACCTGTTAATACTGGTTCAACTGTTAAAAATACAAAAATAACTTCAAGTAATTATAAACCAGAAAACAGCTCATCTATTATTGGTGCAAATTTTGTACCAAAAGATGAAAATGGGAATCAAGAACCTTTATTATGGGGTACAAACCAATTTGGAGATTCAATAGCGTCAGTATGTGATGATAGCGACTGTTACGGTGCAGATTGGTCTGAAACTGACACTTTAGTTGAAGTTACACAAATGCAAGATTGCAGAAGTCCAGATTCGTCACAATGTTATAAATTACCACAGGATTCAGACCCGAAACCAAACCAAAGTGCTGCATTTAACGTAAACGCAAATGGTAAAATTATTACTGAACAAGGTTGGCACGGTTGTCATAATTTACCATTTGCAGGTACTTTTAGTAACGACGCAGAAGGTTTGGATCCAGATCCAAAATCTGGAAACACTTCAGATGACAAACGTCTTAAGGGTAATTGGACAAATGATCTAGAAGCAAGTTTTTACAGATGGCAAAACCAAAACGAATCTGACAAAACAATTATAAACCCGGAAGTTTATTCTGTCGTAAATTGTCCTATTGCATTTCCCCCTGGACAGGACAGTTGTACAAGATATAATAATAGTCAAAATTGCTCAAATATGGATAATAGTCTACTAGATACTGATGATATAAGTACAATAGATTTTACAGATTCAAATAATTGGACTGCAAGTGGCAATCCAATAGGTTACAACATTAACTATCCAAACGGGATCGGCGACCCATCGAAGTTTGATAATTGGAAAGATTTTATTGATTTATATGAACCCTATGGAGAAACTGTGCAGCAAGGTCAGGGTGCTTGCAGTGGTATTTATTGTAGCGATATTGGATATCCAGGGCCAAGTCAAGCAGCATTTACAATAACTTATGAGCCATATACTAAAACTATTACAGACTCATCTGGAAGTTATGACGATTATATTGCGCTTTTTAGTCAAAATGTAGAAGGCAGTAAATCTGTTTATGTCAATAACGGAATAAACTACATAGAAGAAACCGTGCCAGGAGCTGATCCTGTAGAATACCAACAAGGACAACAAACTGTAAGTAAGGGTCCTAATTATTCTGCAAATGATAAAGGTTTAACAGATCCAAGCGCTGCGGCAAGTTGTATTGTTACGGTTTTATCTGATACAACAGATGTCAGTGAGTTCGGTATTGAACCTTTATAAATTGATTTTGAAAAAATAAAAATATAGGTTAGAATATGCCTTATCAATTTGACAAATCGTATGGATTAGAATATGGAGTGGGCGGGCAGGTAAAATGCAATGCCAAAAACAGAGATATTCTAGTTCAAAAACTCAATGAGCTAGAAAACACAATCAAAACAAACAAGGCGTTGAATAGTACTGAAAATAATACTTGTCCTGTGTGTATGGAACCAATTACAAATGGTATAGTTGTGTTAAAATGCGAGCACAAGTTATGTCCTAATTGCTACGCTTGCCACGCCCGGGTTAATAACACTTGTCCAATGTGTAGGGATGAATTTGCCGAAAAACCAAAAACAACTGATCCGATGCCTGATCAAATTAGAGATGCTGTTGTAAATGCATTATTTCAAAACACTCCGGGCGGGCAAAATGAATATTTCAAGCGGATTGCAACTTCAATTAAGATGAAATCATTGGACGAAGCAGTTAAAACACTTACATATTTGACGACGGAAAACTGTAAGCTCACTTGCATCGGGGTTATTAAATGGTATGACGCAAATCATCCATAATATTAATTTAAAAATGCAAACTAATATATAAAATGACTAATACAGGCACATATTTTTGCGAATATAATATTATTGCGGAACATTCTACACGCGAAAAATGTATGACGCTTTTTGGGGGTATGACTTACGAAGATGATGTAAATGAATTGGGTGAGGTAAATTTACTTGGTAGATGGGCTTGTGTTGGGGAAGCTAGAGGTTTTTGCGTAGTAGAAGCAAAAAATACAATTGATCTAAAAAAATGGTTAAATAATTGGGTAACAATGGCCGATATAAAAGTAAAACCATGCTTGGACGATAATTTACAACGCGAATTAATTCTTGGTCAAAAGTGTACTTATGAAGTAAATTATGATAAAATTTCAGCATCTGCTCTTGAAGGTGAAAGTTTATATTTTATGAAGTACAAATTTAAACATGATAAAGTAGATCAAGGTTTTGAACAATTTGCAAAAATGACAGAACAAGATGATCTAGCCGACGCCGGAAATTGCACATCTTTTGGAAGATGGCATATTCCAAGCGATGGTTCTGGTTTTGCGATTGTATCAAGCCCAGACGTATTTTCGTTATATAAATGGGCTAAAAATTGGAAAGATTTGTGCAATGTTTCTATTTATCCTGTAACAGATGATTTAAACACGCGTATGATTATTCAACAATCATATGGGTTTTCTACAAAATATAGTGCGTTTATGGAAGAACTTATTAAGGTTGAACAACCCGACAAAAAATGCTTTTAAATTGTATAAAACAATGTTTTATACAATATTATATATTCTTAGTTACTAAACAATAATCCTACATTATTGGCTAATGTAGGATTATTGTCTTGCCTCTGCTTTCTCTTCCTCCTCGAATTCCTCAAGGGCGGAGTCGAGGATGTCATCCAACTCGTCGGCGGTCTTCGACGGCATGATCTTGGCCCTCGTGGCGCTGGCCCTCGTGGTGGTCGGCGTCGTGTCGGGCTCTGTTTGCGTTTTGAAGGCGCTAGAGTCGCGCGGTTGCGGTGGTGCACTCGGTGGTGGCGTCCAGCTGTTGTACCCAAGCGCGTCGTTCGTGGGGGTGTTATATAAGTCGCGCCTCATGTGTGATGGTAACTTTGCTTCATCAATCCATTCTCTAGCTCCGTAGCTCTCACGCCAAGCACCCCGTTCTCCGCGTTTATTAACTGATACTGGATCGTAGATGCCCTCGTCAGCTTTCGCGTCGTTCGTGAGGGTGCGTAAGTCGCGCGGTTGCGGTGGTGCACTCGCTATGCGCGGTGCTGAACCCTTGGGTGCACTCGCTATGCGCGGTGCTGAACCCTTGGGTGCACTCGCTGTGCGTGGTGTTGAACCCTTGGGTGCACTCGCTGTGCGCGGTGCGTCGGCGGTCATCAGAGGGTCGTTCGAGTCACCCCCTATGCCGATGGTAACGCCGCCACCGCCGCGCCTCATGTGTGATGGTAACTCTTCTTCGGGAATCCATTCACTAGCTCCGTAGCTCTCACGCCAAGCACCCCGTTCTCCGCGTTTATTAACTGATACTGGATCGTAGATGCCCTCGTCAGCTTCGACACGGTTCAACACACTAGCGTTGTTTGCATCCAACAAACTAGAGCCATTGTTATTAACCCCCCCTTTTCCCTCTTCCTGTGTAACCGCTTTCCCTAACGCCTCTAGTACAACATCATGTTCCTTCGATGCACCGGTATTACCCAACGAAGGCGACGGCGGTGGGCTATTATTAATTACTTTACTAGCGGCACCTAGTATATAATTATCAGGGTATTCATCACACCCACCACGAGCGAATTTTAATAATTTTTCAAACGAACCTACATTCCGAGTTACCTTTATAAAATTTCTGTAATCGTCCATTGACATGATTGACGCGTCTTTGCAAGAACTTCTTTCCTTTCGTGGTTTCCCGCAATCACTACGTCTTTTTCTAGGGGTGTAACTCTTTTTGGGTCTACGTTTTCCAGCATCGCTGCGTTTTTTTCTCCGTTTTCCGCAATCGCTGCGCTTTTTTCTGGGTTTTACAGTGCCGCAGGGCTTTTTGTACATTCGTTTTGAAATCCGCGGCCGGCCCGGCTTTCTTGATTTTCTACAATATTTACCAGAATCATCTGAAACACAATCTGCTCTTTTACCAGAGCATCTAGGTCTTCCAGACTTTATTGCCTTTCTGCATTTGTCTGTGTCAAGATCTTTTACACATTTTTTTGTTCGTGGCATTTTATTACTAACATTTTATTTAAAAATTTAAATAAAATCTCTAATTTAGCTACAAATTTTATTTTATTACACACATAATAAAATGGATTGCCAAATTGAATCATGCTTTGCAGAAATCGAAAGAATGAAACATTCCGATAATATTGAAAAAGAATTTCAGAGTTTGAAATCTCAAATAATGCATTCATATAAATTTGAAAATAAAGCATTATTGATGTCTGAAGTTTTGAATTCTATACTAGCTGCGTTAAAATTAATCAATAATAAATTAACAGACGTAGATATGCGAGTTTTTGATTTTAATACGCGGCTTTCAAATATTGAGCATAAAATTGATTTTCATTTCAACAATTGTCATTAATATTACAATGACCAATTTTATACTGATTGATGGAAGTTACTTCGTGTTTTTTAGATTTTATGCTTGTGTTAGCTGGTGGAAACTCACGCATGGTGCTGAAACTATGGGTGTATTACATAATAATCAAGAGTTTATAGAAAAATTCAGACAATTGTTTGTTGCCAAGCTTCAAGAAATTCCTAAAAAGCTTAAACAACATGATGCAAAAGTTATTGCATTCAAAGATTGTCCTCGTCAATCCATATGGCGTTACCAAACCTTTATAGAATACAAAGCAAACAGGTATGTAGAATACAGTGATGACGAAGAGATAGCTATAGACCCGGGTGCATTTTTCAAACTAGTTTATAAAGAAAAACTATTTGAACAGGCAGGAATTGACTTTATCAAGGCTTCAAATCTAGAGGCAGATGATTGTATTGCAATTACCACAAAACACTTGTCACTCCTAAATAAAAACAACAATATAACTATTATTAGTTCAGATCATGACTACATTCAACTATTAGAACCCAATGTCAGACTATATAATTTAAAATATAAACAGATTGGAGCCGATATCAAAGACCCAAAATTGGAACTATTTATTAAATGTATTAGCGGAGACAAATCTGACAATATTCCACCCGTGTTTCCAAGATGCGGCAGGAAAAAAGCAATTACTATGTATTACAATCGTAATATTTTCAATGAAATGTGTGAAAAAAATATAAATTCTCGGGAAAATTATATTTCAAATAAACGCTTAATAGACTTTAACAAAATCCCGAAACAACTTATTATAGATTTTTACAAACATGTTTTGCGACCTTACATTGTAAAAAATAGTTTTCATTGAGGTCTATCTACAGGATAATGTACTATATTATTAACAGGATTATTTATATGTCGCGGAGACCCAAACATTTGAGGCACTGAAAAATATACAGCATAATTATTTTTTTCTATTATAAAAAATAGAAAAAAATTTGTTAATGTAAGACCCGCTATTAATAGGATCTGAAACGATATCAAATTTTTTGCATTCGTATCAACACTAGCCCACCAACTTGAGTTCATTTATATATTTAGATGATTTAGTCATTAAATAGTTTATTATGAATAAACTAAAACATAGTATCTGGTCTATTTTGAACCCATTCTTCAACTTGAGTATTCTTACTAACGGTCTCTACAATATGCAAAAGTCTTGGACAGTGTTTCGTAGCATTTTTAATCTCTGTCTTGTCATCGAAAAAATCAAGTACAAAAGTGTATAGTGCAACATCTGCAAGCGATAAACTAGTTCCTACGGAATACAACTCATCTGTTTTATAGTCTTTCAAAATATACTCTAGTAGTTTAAGTTTTTCTGGAAGTACTTCTTCAAACCATTTCTTTGATGACTCCTCTTTGTTTTCTGCTTTTCTAAAATGCTGATAGTCAGATTTTAAGTCACGTACTGTTTCACATAATGCATCTATCATAACTTTTTCAAATGGGGATTTTCCCATTAGACCGAATTCTGAAGCCAAATAACGTTCAATTGCTTTTGATTGAAATAAAGTAGTAACAATGTTCGAATTAGTAACTTGTAATACCGGTAGTTTGTTCATAGACAAATTAAGTTTGCCGTCTTTTTTATCAGCGTCAAATTCATCTCTTATCATACTGAAAGTAGATAAATCCAGAATTTCGAGTGGATAACGAAAATCATCAAATTCAACATTTGCGATTTTAAACAAGATTCTTGAGGTTTCTGCGAGTCCTTTTGCATCAAAATATATTAATTTATATTCTGTCATTTTATAGTAAAAATTATGGTTATAAATCACAATCTACCAAAATTTTAAATCGATCTTAATTTATAAAAACCATAATATAAATAAATATGAAATCTGATAACAAAATAGTGAAAAAAGACTTTATTGCGAGTCTTATTACTATTATGAGAAATTCTGAGTTTAGAAATTTTTATGATCAAAATTGCGGAGAACCATCTACATGGTCTGACATTGAAGTTATTATAATGTATATGAAGTTGTTAGAATTTATTGAATTAAAATATAAAGAAAAACACGGAACAACCGCTCCTGAAACATTTTTGTACAATACTGTACATGCCATTATTACTAATAAAGATTCTAGGAAAATAACAATATCAATGTTTGATTCCTATAAAAACGGAAATATACCTAAAGTGACTAGTTTAAGTCAATTGACTCAAAAATAAATTGTTTTATATTTGTAATATTACAAATATAAATAAAGATGATAATATTTAAACATAAGTCTGTGTTAGAAAAGGCTATTATTTTAAAAAGGCCTTCAGCCACTTGCAAAACTCCATATGTTGCTGATGTTGCTATAAATGAAACAAATACTATGGCTCATACCCCTGCATTGGGATGTTGCGGATTGAATGACAAAGATGCGAATGTTTATGTTTTACCAATGACAAACCCCAAAACTTGCACACATAGTGTTGAACTAGCTTTGACATCTGACAATGTTTTTGTTGGTACAAATCCAAAACTTGCAGAAACACTGGTAGAAAACTCGTTGAATAATAATATTATAACTGGTTTGCAAAATATTAAAAGTTACAAAAGGGAATATACTTTTAAAAAATCTCGTTTTGATTTTCATGGCTTTGACGAAAATAATAAGGAGTTTTTTTTGGAAGTTAAAAGCGTACCCCTTGCAAAAGATGACAAACGGGTTGAAAAGAAAATGGCTTATTTCCCAGACGGATATAGAAAATCTAAAAAAGATACGATTAGCCCACGAGCCCTTAAACATATTACAGAATTAGAGGAAATTAAGTTAGAAACCCCTGACAATGTTAGATGTATATTGTGTTTTGTTATTCAAAGAAATGATGTTGATGGGTTTATGGTATCTGAAGACGACCCTATTTATAGAGATGCTGTGATGGACGCTTATGTAAGTGGTGTTGAGGTAATTGCTCTTGTTATTAAATGGACGCCAGAGGGCGTTGCGTATTTTGAAAAAATGTTCGATGATTTCTATTAACAATAATGAATTTATTAGATCAACAGGTCGGGCTTGCGCGCTAGAATGCACACTGTTACAAAAAGCAATAATATAAAGCCAAAGCCAATACCTTTCTCCGCTTCATCTAAGAAACTTATATTATTTGACGTTTCTCGCGATCTGTCTCGGGCCGGCCGCCTTCTCGATTCAGGAAGCAGCCCAAGTTGCCTTCCTACAGCTTCTGCAGCAGCGATCTTTGCCATTGACGAAAATGGCGAAGTCATAATGTTTTATTAGTATGATTATATTTTATATTTTAAATATAATCATTCATAATAGATATTTAACGCCTTCGTGACGGTTGAGGCCTTGTTAATGGTCTATAAGTATGCATTGTTCCTTATAGAACTAGAACAGCTAATGTTATTAAAAAAAACAGAAATTTTATCTTCTTCGTCTGAAGAATAAGGTTCTTGGGGACCAGGATTACCATCAACTGCCTCTGCATTTTGTCTTATAAGTGGTGGTGGAACACTTGGAAAATCTTGGTGATTATTCATATTTATTAAATATAAATTTAATAAATTTTTAATGCATTGTGAGCAGCGGTAAAATTACTTACCAGCCATGACCAAGAAAGACTCAAAACATATTAACAGTTATATTTCGTAAATACGATTTTAAAAATCAGAATTACAAACACACATAACATCCATTCATTTTTGGTAATTGTAAATTTCTTAACCGCAAAAGATTCACTATTATAATAGCCTCTTTTATTATAATATGTACGAACGCCTTCACCTGTAATTACAGCTACTCCTTCTAAATTGTGAAGCCATGCTACACATTCAGCAATTTTTAGCAAAGTTTTTCCAACACCTTTGTGTTGACACGCTCCCTTCATAGATTTTTTGTTAACAGGTACTATCCAATTATATACATGTAATTCTCTAATTAACCCTTTATTTAGTAGTGTATTAAAATAAGGTTTGTGATCTTTTGGTGGAATTCTTAGTCTAATAAAACCAAATAATGCTTTTCTATCTAGACTCTCCAAACTTATAAAATATTCTATAGAGCCAGATCCGTAATATCTGGTTACAAAATATCTTGACAGCTTAAAACGGTAATGCGGATTCCTACCTATTTCTCGTTGCCTAATATCTTTAGTATGAAAATTCTCTTTCTCCAGCTCGTCTTGAATAATTTGTCGTAAATTACAACATACATTACCTCCGCTAATGTATGTAAGTGGTATATCTCTGACAATTCGTGAAATACGAGTATGGTAAGGGGTTATTTTAACCGCATGTTTTACAACATCTACAAGCGATCTTGGTGATTTATCTGCGTAAGGTTCATAAGTTCCTTCATCATGCCATTTCTTTATTTTTGTCCAGGGGACAATTTCAGTAGGATAAATTTTAATTTGATCTGGAGAAATAACAGGTGAGTTTAAAATAATGTCAAACATTTTTATGTCCATTTCTGGGGTCGATCCAGGTAAATCAGGCATAATATGAATATCAATCTTGAAACAATTATCTTTCAGAATTTTAATAGCGTCACAAGATTTCTCAAAAGTATGCCCCCTATTAATTTTTTTCAAAATTTTATTGTCGGAATGCTGCACTCCCAGCTGGATTCGAGTTGTTCCTGATTTTCTAAAAAATCGAACCCATTTTTCGTCTAATGTATCAGGTCTGGTTTCTACGCAAATACCTATTACTTTTACTGATCCTGTTTGGTTAATTATAATTTCTTCATCCATACTAAGTTTTTCTCGTTTTTCTTTGTTAAAAAATGTATTAGCTGCGTAAAAAATATCCCGATGAAACAGCGTTAAATAATCTATAGGATATTCAGTATAAGTACCGCCTTCAATAATTAGTTCGAGTTTATCTATTTGAAGTCCTTGAACAAGCAAAGAATTCAACCTGTCGTTAATTTGTAATATTGGATCCCAGCCTTGTCGTAACCCTCTTGCAACCGCTGGCTCTTTAGAAAGATAAGACCGTGAAATATTATTTTGTGCACCATTTGCTTTAGTTTCATTTGGACAATAAAAACAATCATGCAGGCAACCATTAAAACCTTCATTATTATCTGGGTAAGGTGCTAGAAGAATCGCAAACGCATTTACTCCGCTAATATTTCTAGCGCTTTTTATTTGTATATAATGCATAAATTCATCGTCAATAGTTAGTTCTTTATTATTAACCATATAATTGTAGGTATAGATTATATAGGCTTTTTTGACAACAATGTCACTTCTCCTACCAACTCTTCCAAAATAATTTCCAAATTTCTTCTTGAAATAACGTTTTTTGTGATTCTTCTTGTAAAAATCATACAAATTAATAACTATTTCTTTGTATTTTTCTATGTGTTTCTTTACATTATCAAAACTATTATCGTATTTTTTATTAAGATCCTCAAGATCTTCTAGACTAACTTGGCAAGACATTCAAATATTTTTAAATTATTTGAAATAAAATTCAATTTTTTAAGGGTTCCCTTCTTCCCGGTATCGTTTCACCGCATCTTTCGCATCTCGCTCCGCGATCTGCTCAGGCCTGTATTTGTACCCAAAAGGACCGTTTGGCGTTCTAATAGCAGTGCTAAAATCTTTCATCCTTTGATTGTACACTTTATTGTACAATTCCCGTGCTTCCTCCGCGTTATTGGGATTGATAAACTTGACGCCACCCACCATGTTTTGTTCGTGGCGTTCTGGAAGTTGAACTTCCAATGAGAGAAACCACATAACCGTCCAGACCAGGACAATGACTCCAATTTCGTCCATCATTTATAAATGAGAAATATATTAAATATACAATTAATTTTTTGATTCATTGTCATTAATATAAGAGTATAATTATGACCAGTAAATGGTGGATGTTGCTAGATTAATTGAGCTGAAATAATATTGTATATCGATTAAAATTGTTATATAATTTCGTCTACTAACCCGTATTTCAAACATTCTGTAGAATTTAGCCATATATCCTTTTGCAATAAATATATCAAGTCTTCATCGGTCATATTTGTATTTTCTTTATATACATTTATAATAATTCTCATTAATGAATCCATATTATGCATTTGATCCTGTAATTCAGCGTATTTTCCATTTTCTGTCGGTGCTGACAGTTGATGAATTAACATCAATGAATTTTTTGTGATATATCGTTTTGAACCTACAACACTCATAAGGGTAGCGGCAGACGCTGCAAACCCATCAACAAATGTATAAATTGGAACAGTTTTATCCTGGTTTCTAATTAAATCAAGAATATATATAGTTGAAAATAATGATCCACCACTACTTTGTATATGTAAATGAATAGGAAATGGTTTAGTGTCATAAACACACGCGTATTTATTTGACTTATGTGTTAGTTCGTTTATTTTAGTTCGTAACATAAAACAACTTTGAGATGTTACAGGTCCGTAAAAATAAATTTTATTTGAATCTTCTTGTAAATATGTTGGTTCTAATTCAGATTCAGATTCAGAATTACTATTCAACGAAACACTTAAGATTGCAGGAGTATGAAATACTAAATCGCGTCTATTGATGTTAAAAGCAGATGCAGCAGATAATATACCCATTAAAATAACTTTTAATAGTTTCATTTATTTAACAAAAATATAATTTTCTTTAAATTAATCTAAAAATTGACAAAATTGACTATAATTACAAGTGTTATACATATGATGTATTTGATGAAATTTCGAACTAAATCGTATTCCAAAACCTAAATCAATATCTATTGATCTATTTAAATGATTAATACACGAACCAACTGCTTTTGCAAATACATATAATAAGAGTGACAATGTTGGTATATTTACAAAATGGTCAAGAGCTAATATAACAAAATAATTATATAATAGTGCAAGAATCATCTCAACAGGGTGTTCATTTCCAGCATCAATATACCCACGCGATGGAATTTTGATAACATGGTGATCTTTGTGAAACCAATAATAATGATGTAAAAATTTATGTAAAAGTACATAACCAATATCATCTAAGTAAAATAATGTATAAAAACAAAATGGCATCTTAATTATTTTAGCAGTAAATAAAGGTTTAGTGCTTACAATATTTAATAATTTCTTGATAAATATTGTTTCTGTAATTGAATTAAAGGTTAAATAAGTATAATCTTTTATTGTAAGAGGTTTAACAGGTTCGTTTAACTTTAATTTTGGATATGTTTTTGTATAGTTAATAACTACTGCATCAACAATATATAATCCTATACGACCTGTAATATATAATCCTAACCATTCTAATACTTTAATCATTTTATGATTAAAGTATATAATTTATAAATTATATTACAATTCTATATTGTGGGAAATTGAAGATGCTATAAGAAAAAAGGAATCAGAACAATCCTTTGACGAAGAATTTATTTCTATTGCACGGTGTGTTTATAAAAACAATGATATAAGAGCATCAATTAAACGTCAAATAAATACAAAATATAATTCTTTATTATACGAGGTTAAAGATTATTAGTCGATTAAATATGGATTTACTTCAAGATCGTAATCTTCAATTTTCTTGTCGTTTTTTAAATTTCTCGTTCTTTAGAATATTTTTAACAAATAATGGTGTTCCACATAAGTAATCTCCGCACGAATCATGGGTGGCATGTAGTGCTTTCAATGCTTGTGCTTTTTCACAATCATGATGCCATCTTCCAAGCGGAAGAGGTGGGTCATTTTTAAATTTAGCATTTTTTAGAATTTTAAATACAGTTGAAATCATTTATTTTAAAATTGTCAAAATTTTAAAAATCAATTATTTGATGCAATACCAATAATTGCACAAGCCATTCGGGAACCGGCATTACCGTTTTCCAAGCTTGTTTCAAATTTTTTCCAATCAACTGTACCGTCATTATTAAGACCTCCTAAACCACTATCATCTACCCCATCATGAATAACAACACTTCTACCAATAATTGTAGTTTCTATTGGACCAAATAAATTTAATAAGTCATCGTAATACTCGTAGGTGAAATTACCTTCTTCATCTGATTTAATATTATTTATTAAATCTCCGGCATGCCTCCCTAATTCTGGCAAAATAATTGTTCCATGTGTTTGATTATAAGGATTCCAATGGCCACCAAGTGAAGTACAACCTTCGCGTTCGTCACCATATTCATGAATATGGATAGCTCTAATTGTATCCGGTTTTAATCCTGTAAAATTAAAACTAACATATACAGCAGAATTTGGAGTTTGTTTAAATAAAACTACACCTTTAACATTAGAATTGTCAAACAATGCTACAGCAATTCTTTCTTTTTCATTCATTTCTAATTAATAATTATTTTATATTTAATTGAGTTTTTCAAAACTGCTGCCCTCATGACGTCGTGTCTCCCGTCTTCCCATCCTTACCCGAGCCATATTTTGACACCATCTCCGCCTTCTTCCGATTAGCTCTATTTGCCATTTCAGATCGCATCTGCTTTTTTACATCTTGGCTGCTCCCCGCCTTTACTTTTTTAGCAGTCGGTGGCTTACTCTTTTTCTTGTATCTTCTTTTATTGGCAAAAGCTCCACTCTTCGACCGTCTCAATTCTGATTTGTATTTCCTGTTAATACGGCCGGCTTTTTTCGGGGATACTGTTGCAAAATATGAATGAGGTGCATGTCTCAGTTTGGACATTCCCATTTTCTTGTATTTTCTTTTCTTTGCGGTAGTTTTCTTAGGGGATCTACGTTTAGATTGTTTAGCGGGAGATTTACGCCTGCGATCTTTTTTAACCTTTTTTTCAGCGGTTTTTAGCTTTCTAACTGTTGATTTACGAGCTGCTTCACATTTATTTAATCGCG